CGTCGGCCACCGTTTCCTGCGGAAACTGTTTCGGCATGGAACCTCCTTCGCGCGCGACCCCGGCCGAATATCGAATAATTTTCGGAGGGAGAGGAAGAGCGGCCATGCGGGTAGTGTTCCGTTGGCGGCTGGTTTTGGGATTTTACCGCCCCTCCCGGTTGGTTAGGCTTTGATGACTGTGCGGAGTACTTCACATTCGATGTCTCCGTTATGTATTCCCGTGATGCGGCAGATGCGTGTGGCGTTGCTATCCTCGATGAGGACTGTTCTGCCGCGCATGGGTTCGTCGAGACATTGGCTGGCGAATTCGTAAGCGTCTGGATTGATGTCTATGTCTGCTTTGGTGGTGCTCATGCTGTTTTGATCCATTGTCTTGAGAGTGTGCCGATTGGTGTGGCTGGGTCTTTGTTGCCGCGAAGGTTGTTGCATTGGGTGTGGCTGGGGCGGAAGCCTGCGGGGTCGTGTTGCAGGTCTGGCCTCTTAGTTACTGGGTAGAAGTGGTCGAGGTTGTATGAGTCGTCTGTGGTGTTTTGGGGTGCGTCGTAGTCGATGGGCATTCCGCAGAGCCAGCATGGGCGGTGGTTGGCTTTGCATTCGTTAAAGAAGGCTTTGCGGTCTTTTTCGAATTGTCTTCCGCCTTTGCGGACTTGTCGACTGTAGCTGACCATGTTGCAGTCACCTCGCATTGCGGATGTTTTGTGTGGCATACGCGGTTGGCTTCGATCCAACGACCTGCGGTTTTGGAGACCGCTGTTCTACCTGCTGAGCTACGCGCATAGGTGGTCATGCCGGTTGAGTGTCATGTCGCATGACCGTGTGTGGGTATGAGTAAAGCCCCAGAAGACGTATCCTCTGAGGCTTTCACAGTAATCCTGATACGGAGTATACCACGGGGTGGCGGCAGCCTACTCCTGTCTGAAATCTTGTTTGACGGGAATGTTGGCGATGTATCCGGCCTCACGCGCTTGATTGATCCAGCGGCCGGCTGTTGCCTTGCTGATGTGCATGAGGTTAGCCACTGTCTCGTGTACGTCAGACCGACGCAACGTAGCGTTCCATGGCCTTCCGCCCCAGTTCGGTCAGCCCGTCGCGGTCAATCAAGCTCCTGTTGAACATATCCCGATAAAACGGGTCGTCCGGGTCATACTCCAGAAGACGCTCCTTCTGCGGGTCGCGGAGGAACCTTTCAAGGCGTTCGCATTCGTAAGGGGATAAATCCATTGCAATCGGGTCGGCTTTGATGAGGTCGCGCAGTCGGTTTGCCGCATCCTCGTATTCCGCTTTCCTTCCGGCCAGCTTGTCGGGGAGAGGCATCTCGGCATCCTGGCCGTCGAGATTCCTGCGAAGATGCGTCCAGGATTTCGTGATGTTGTCCGCTTTCAGCATGTAGCCGCGAGCGAGGTCCAAAAGCAGGTTCATCCGAAACCACGCGAAGGCATCGGGATACGAATTCCACCTCATGTGAATCACGCCGTCCATGCCGACCCATGCGAAACAGCGACACGGCTCGTATACGTTAATGGTCATCGCCGCATCCTCGTAATCGCTTTTCGTTTCGGCGTCCGCATCCTTGATGGACATTTCGATTCCGAGGTCATGCAAGGTGTTTTGAAGGTCGCGCAGTTCCTTCAGTGTCTTCTCGATTTTCAGCATTTTTCGTATCTCCCTATGCTTTCTATTGACTTCCTTCCCCGCCTGAAGGCGGGGGATTCCTACTCCGGTCGGCTTATTGACGAAGGCGATGGTGTCCATGGGGCAGCACGCATCCTTGATGATGTCGTTACCGGTCGTGTGCGTCGCCGTCGCCGTAGCGTGCCGCAACATAGATTCGAGCGAGGCTCTTCAGTTCGGCATCGTTAAGTCCGCGACGATGGTTTCTTCGTGGAAGTGGTTTGAACTGCCACCATTCATATCGCGTCGGGCTTAATTTGTGCAGGATATGTTTTCCGATGGCGGTTCTTTTCAGCTTATTTGGGCGTAGACGCCCGATGGTGCCGGAGTTGATGTTGCCGTCTCGGCTTTTGATTTCGATTTTCGTCAGACGGTGTTCTGCGCTGGCGGAGTCCCAGTGAATTGTCACGGATACGCTGAGCCCGTCATATTCCGTGGGCATGTCATATTCCGCGAAGTCATTGGGCAGATATAGGTCGGCTCCGATGTGATGCAGTTTTTCGGTGGTCATATTGTCTCTTATCGGTTGTTTCGGCTCATGGCGAAGGATACGATTTCGCGGATGTTGAATTCCCAGTAACCGTTTTCGACGGGTTTGCTGCTAGGTAGTTTGCCGCGTCTCAATGCGTCGGTGATGGTCTTGCGGCTGACCTCGTATCCGTAGTTTTCGCGCAGCCATTCGCTCATGCCTGCCGGTGTCTTGGTCAGGTGGATGGTTTCGGCCTTGGCTTGGCTTTGTTCGCGTAGCTCGGCCACGTTGATGGGGTTGCCGCATTTGCACAGCAGCAGCGATTCGCCCTTCGCGGCCATGACCTCGCGTCCGCATTCGGGGCATACGCCGATGATACGACGTGTGCGTGGCTGACGGTCAACGAGTGGTTCGATGCGTTGGGTCATTTTGATGAGCTGGCGGAGGAATCGTCCCGCGTTGTGTGCCCGGCATAGCCATGCGAGGTGGGTTTGCATGCGGGGGATGAGGCGTTGCCATTTGTCGCTCCACACGGCTCCGGCGTCGCACCATGCGTCCTGCAACAATGATTCGGCTTCGTCCAGCAGGTCGATGGCGTGCACGTTGACTGGCGCGGGTGCCTCGCCGCCTGATGGCTTGCCCCCGTCGCCGGGTTCGCCGAGCTTGTACTCATGCCGTGCGACGCGCTGCAACAGTTGCATGTTGCGGCGCAGCTGGTGGAGTGTTTTCGCGTACCGGCGGCGGCAGTCCTGGCATAGCGTCCACGGTGCTTCGACCTGCTGGCTGCCGCAGTATTGGCATGGTTTGGTGGTGATGGACATTGTTTGAAAACCTCCACGTCTCGGCTATGATTGTGCTTTGGTGAGCGTGCCCTCCGCCTTGTGGTGGAGGGTTTCGTTTTATTCGGTGTCGCGGGTCATGCCTCGAACAGCGGAGGTTCGATGAATTCGACTTTGCGTGGTGGTTTCGGTCGTCCGTCGCCATTGCGGATGATCGCGCGTACTGCCTCCAACGGCAGGCCCAATTGACGGGCCGTCTCCGTTGCGCTGTAGCCGCGTGCGTGCCATACGAGCACCTTGTCGCGGATTGTCTGACTGGTCATTTCACGCCTCCAGTATGTGGGTCGATGAGCTGGCAGCTCATGGCGTCGATGCGCCCATCGGTCTTGGCCTCGATGCAGAGGCGTTTCACGTCGCCTGTGGTTTCTACCCGTTGGATGATGGTCTGCTCCGGCTGTACGGGTGTCTGCGTGGCAGTCCAGCAGACGAATCCGATGGCCACCATGCCGGACACCACGATCAGCGTCAGGCAGGCGAGCATCGCCAGTCCAACGAAATTCTCCAAATCCCAGTCAGCAAACGGTTTCCTCATTCCTCCACCTCGGTTTCCGTGCCGTAATGGTCGTAGATGTAGTCACCCATCGCATTGATGTTGATTGGCCGATTGACGCTGTACAGGTATTCGTGCAGGCCTTGTTTCAGTTCTTTGCGGGTGAATATCTTCGCCTTATAGCTCATCGTCTACCTCCATTTGTTTGTCCAGCCATTTGTTGAGAAGAACGTGGGCCGCATCGCGTCGGGCTTTGTCGCGTCGGCTTTGGTATCCGTTCCGATGCCGGACGCATTCGGCGCAGGCCCGCCGCGTCTCATCGATGAACACGTTGCGCCGTGAGTCCCAACGCTTGATGTCCACCGATGAGCTATCGCCGTGCAACGGTTTACGACACAAGTAGCAGTCACTCATCGTCCGCCTGCCTTGCATCGGGGTTTATCGTGTCATCCCTGTATGGGGTGGTCACGCCACCGCAGCCGGGACAATAGCCGAAATCCGGTTTGATGCGGTTGCCCTGGATGGTGAACCAGTCACGGCTCATGGACTGTCCGCATCGAGAGCAGTCGAAGCCGCTGTCCGGGTCGATGAAACTCGGCCCGTTCACATCCTCCGGGTTCTCGATGGTCGTGTCCGGGCGGAATACGACTCGCTGGTGAATCACGAGCGTGGCCATATCGGGCAACGGCGCACTCTTCTTGCGGTCCTTGAGCTTCTTGCGATACTCGTAAACCTTTTGGCGCGGCACTCCGGCGCGCTCCGCGATCTGCTTCGGCGTCAACTCATCCTCAGAGATAAGCCTCAGAAGCGTGTCCAACGTCTCAGCCGAAAGTCGGCGATACTGGCGGGTTCCGCTCATCGTCTGACTCCCATCTGTCCTTCCGCGAGTGCGATTTCCCTTTCCTGCCAGCGGGCGAGCATTTCAGGGGTCGCGTTGCGCGGCACCGGATTCGGGTCTAACGCCTTGCCGTCGCGTTCCTTGTCGGCCTTGGCCCACTTGCGGGCGAGTTTGCGGCGTTCCTTCCATGTCAGCGTCACATGCACGTCCACCACCCTGACCACCTTCAGCCGGTCGCACCGGTAGGATTCGACGGAATCCTCGCCGCTGCGGGTGAGCGTGCAATCGGCCGGTCGCACTTGGTAGACGTTCCCGCGCCCGTACATGCTCGCGTGGAAGCGCGCGTAGAGACGGTCGGGGGTGCAGTACACCTGGTCGGGGTGCAGTGTCGCGTCGATGGGTGCGTCCGCGCCCTGCTCGCGTCGGGCGCGGCATATCGGGCAGTCGTCGAAGTTGTCCCGGCTGTGGCCGGGCTCGATGATGTCGCCGGGTTTCAGGTCTGGAACTCCACCGTGGTATAGCACGCTCATTTCATATCCCCTTGCAAGTCGGTCGGTTCGTGGTCTGTGTGGAATGCGTCGCTCATGCGCTCATCTCCTTGAGGATGTTCACGGCTTTCACTCCATTGGCTAGATGCTTCTCACCGGCATTCACGCTGATGATTACCGGCTGGTATACGCCTTCGACCGTCAATGATTCGCGGATTCCTTCCGTCGCGCCTCGTAGTTCCTTACGGAGCTTCGACGGCACATGTTCCAGATACCCGTCGATGATCGTGCCCTCGTCGAGTTGGACTATCGCCCTATGCCCGGCGAGCATGTTCGCGGCCTCGAGCAGCCATTGCATCGCCCGCTCCTGCGGGGTCGGGAACTTTTCTGCCATCACGCGCCTCCCAGCATCGAGCCGAGCGAGGCCATGCCGGGTCGTGAGGCACCCGCGAAACGGCTGGCCGTGGAACGTGACTTCGGCTGCGCGGCGGGCAGTTCGAAGGGGTTGCGCATGGTCAACGCCTGCTGCTGCGCCTGATCCGGGCCGTTGCCGAGCATCCGCTGCCTGCGGTACAGCCACGCCTGATCTTCCACCAGTCCCAAACGTTCGCACTCCCGGCCTATCTGCGCCTCCGAGGGCTTCGACTCGTTGCGCATCCTGCGCACGATCGCGTTCACATCGCCCGAACCGCACCAGCGGCCCGAATCGTTGTCCGCGTAGAAGCGCTTCACCGCCTCCAACGCCTCTCCCAGCGTCATGTCCGCGCGAAGCTCCTCGTGGAACGTGCGCGCCTCCAAGTCGGTGATGGCCGCGTTGCCGTGGTGGACGCGAATCTTCGCCAGCACGAGCGTGCTTTCCTTGAGCGTCAGCATGTCAGGACTCCTTCCCGTGATTGGTTTTCGGCGGCTTCCTCGGCCGCGTAGTGGGCTATCAGCGCCGCGTTCGCGTCCTGGTTGGCCTGCGAACGGTTCCACGCCGATGGCGAGGGGCGTGCGGTCGGCTCGGGTTTGGCCGGCAGCGGGTCATCGTCCCAGTGTTCGCCGTCCAGCCAGTTCGCCGGGGTGAGCGTGTAGCCGGGTTCCCGGTTCGGGTCGGCGGCGTACATCGACGCCTTGGCGATCAGGAACGTGTTGTTGGTTTTCCTCCGCGCCTTCCGCCAAGCCGCGAAGGCCTTGCGTTTGCCGGCCTTACGCGGATAGGTCGTCCAGAACTGCTCGAACTCGATGGGATAATCCTCGTCGGCTCGCTCTTGCGGGGCCGGTTCGGCCTCGCGCGTTTCCCTGTTACCTGATACCTGATTACCTGATACCTGATACCTGATTAGAGCGGAAGATTTCGGGGGATTACCGTAATCTTCCGTAATCTTCGGAAGTGTTTGGGAATCGGCTTCAGGACGCGGAAAACGAGGCTTCGCCGGGTGGCTTATCTTCTGATGGCGATCCCAGTTCGTCAAAAACAGCAGACTGACCGTCTTGCCGTCGATGTCGGCCTCGTACAATGTCACCATGCCACGCTTCTGCATTTCTCCAAGACTTTCAGTAATCTTCTGAAAAGTTCCGGCAGGGTCGTCGGCAAGGCGTTTGCGGAACACGTCGGCGGCGATGTCCAGCACATTGTTCTTTCCCACGCCGTTGTCATCCACGTAGTTGATGAGACCAACCCACATGAGCTGGCCGAAATCGGACAGTGAGATGAAATCGTCACTGCTCCACATCTCCGGTTTGATGATCCTCATGCGCATCCGTATCACCCTCCATCCGTTTACGTAAGTCAATGGCCACCCCGTCAAGGAGGTTGCCGATGATTCCACTCGCATAATTGAATGCCTTGTAACGAGGCAGTCGCTTCATGTCGCATTTCTCGCGCGCTATTTCGAACGCATAGCGCAGGTATTCGTCAGGGACATCGATATGCGCCCAGTATCTGGCCGAACTTCTCCATGAATCAGGCAACGGGAAGCAATGCTCATCATCAAGCGAGGTAATCGATTCCCACATATCCAGAACGTTGTCGCAGTATGCACGCTCGTCTTCGAGGCTGACTCTCTTATCCTCGATGGCGATTTTCAGTAGCCTGTGGAATCGAGTGGCCTCTTCGGACACTTGCGCCACCAACGGTTCATCGGGGTTGATGGATGATTTGCCGCTGTTGCACTCCATGCAGCAGGCAACTAGGTTTTCGGCTTCATCTCGACCTCCGAGCGCCTGAGGCACTACATGGTCAACGGTCAGCGGAATGTCTTTGCAATGGCAATAGTGGCATGCGTAGCCGTCTCGTCTCAGTACCTCAAACCGTAACCTCTTATTCACGGCCATCAGTCCGCCTCCTTTCTCGTGCCTCTTTGGTATTCGGCTATCAGTGCCAGCAGTTCGGGGCTGGCGGCGATTATCTCGCTGGGCTTCAGCCCCATCCCGTCCCCGTTGGTCTTGGGTTTGCGGTGGTAGCCGCCACGCAAACCGGTGCGACGGCTACCACCGATGTAGGTATGAGGGTTAATCCTGGCCATCGTCCGGCCCCAACGCCAAGCCGTCGTTCAGCAGGAGCGCGAACAATTCGAGCGGCATCCACACGAGCATCGGATTGGAGGGCACCGGCCTCGATTCGCCGCGCAGCCGGTTCGCGAGCTCGCGGCGAATCCGGTAGTCCGGTCCTAACACGTGCCCCATGTGAGTGGCGAGGAACCGTTCGAGCGTTCCGATGTCGAACACGGCCATCTGCCGGGCCATGCCCTTGAGGCTTTTCACGCCCACGCCCTTGCGATGCTGGATGAGCACCCCGTAGGGAGTGTCCATGTTCGCCATCTCCACTTTGAGCTCCCGCCAGTGCTTGCGATAGTTCGGCATCTTCGTGTCCTTGCATTCCACGCACACCGGCTCGCCATGGAACATGACGCCGATCAGATCGCCCTGGTCGGCGTTGCCATGCAACGGCATACGGTCGATGCGCGTGTCCTGCAACGCCCACGCAAGGTAACGCACCGTCCACGTCTCAAGGCTCGTGCCTTTGCTTTTACTTGGATTCGCCATCATCGCTCCAATCCGTATTCTTCGACTATTTCGTCGGCTTCCTCCGCGCACTGCGGGCATGGGATCGGCCTTGCCGGATACACGGGGCATCCGTGAGTAGGGCAGACAGGTTCCACGTCCGGCGGCGTCTCATCGTGATACAAATGCAACATGTCAGAACTCCGGGGCGCTGCCGCCGTTGGCCCACGGGTCTGAGGCCGGTGGCTGCGACGGCTGGTATCCGCCCTGCGGCTGCTGCGTGTAGCCGCCCTGAGCGCCGTAGCCCTGCGACTGTCCGCCGCCCTTCTGCCTCACGTTCGTGATGGCGACCGCCGAGGCGCTGACCGAACAGGATGCGGCAAGCCCGCCATTTTTGTTCGTGTAGGCGTCGCAGCCGCTGACCTCTCCAACGATGGTCACGTCCACGAACTGGTCCTGATTCTGACGCAGCTGGGCGATCTGGTCGAACACGGGGTTGAGGTTCGCGTAGCCCGCAGGCCACACCGAGTAGTACTGTTCCGGCTGGCTTTTCCAGTTGCCGTTCCGGTCACGGTAGCCGGGCGACACCGATACGCTCAGATACCTTTTGCCGTTCTGCGTTTCTCGCACGCCCCACGCCGTGCCCTGGATGATGATGGTCGCTTTCCCCGCCATGGTCACTCACCTTCCTTCACGCCGGCCTTCAACTGGCCGATCACCTTGTCAAGCTCAGCCTCCGACAGTTCGTCGCTGGCTTTCACTTCGCGGTTCAGAATCTTCGAGATGGTCTCGCACGCCTCCGCGTCCGAAGCCACGCCCAACGCCTGGAAGCGTCGAATCATCTCAGAACGCTTCGCCTCGACGGGAGACGGCTGCGGCTGTTCCGGTTCCTCGGGTTCGTCCACGCTCACGTCAACCGGCGAATCGTCCGCAGTCACGGTGGGCAGTGGACGGAACACGTCGGAATAATCCGGTGTCTGGTCGTCGCTTGCGGCCGCGTCGCGGGCCTCCACGCTGACCGGCAGGTAGGGGAACGCGCGGCGGATTACCGTCTTCTTCGCCATGGCCTCATAGTCGGACTTCCACGGGCTGACCGCCTTGCCGTAGCTGGGGCTGCGTTTCGCCGCCGCCTCGATCTCGTCGGCGTTCATCACCTGGAAGTAATGCCCGCCGTCCTTGAAGTTCGCGATCATGTACACATGGGTGAGCTTGCCGGGCTTCGCGCACGGCACGTGCCGCAGGTCCTCGTTCAGGCCATAGCTGTAGGTGAATTCGTCGCCCTCATGGACTGCTCGGGCGCTGATGTCCCTGATCTGGCCGCTGCGGCGTGCGAGGTCGAGCATGCCCTTGTAACCGATGATGAGTGTGGCTTCCTTCTGTCCGGTGCGGTAGTTCTTGTTCCCGTAGGGCAGGATGTAGGCGCGTCCCAATCCGTCCACGTTCGACGGTTCCAAGCCCAATGCGGCGCATTTCATGAAGCAGGACAGCACCGATTCCACGCCGCAGTTGGCGAGCTGCGGTTCGCGGTTGATGGTGCTCACGTACATCTGGTAGAGGCGTTGCGGGCTGAGGTTGTTGCCGATGACGGCCGCGATGCGCGGCCAGCTCCTCTCCAGCAGGCTCTTCATGTTCTTCTGCGGGTTCATCGTCTGCATCTGCGCGTTCTGCGCCTGCGTCGCTAACTGTCCCATATCGGTTCTCCTTACTTGGTTTTGAGTTGGGTGATGGTGAATCGTCTCTGGTCGTATGCGGGTTTCGCCTCGATCGCTGGCTTCTCCTTGTAGTGGACGGTCCGGTATCCGGCCTTCCAGCCGCCGCTGATCAGGCCCTCGCGTTCTGCGCCGACCATCGCCTTCAATTGGTCGGCGATCTTCTCCTTCGCTTTCTTGGCGTTGGATTCGGCCTGCGCGTACGTGGAGTACATGGCGGCGAGGTCGTCGAATTCATGGTCCACGACCTGCTCGTAGCCGTCCGGGTAGGGTGGCATGGATTGCGCCTTGTCCACGTCCGCGCCGGTGAGCTGCGGCATTTCGTCACGCTGCACGTAGCCCCAGAAATCCTCCGCCGCGTGGATGACCGCGTTGATGTCGTCATCGTCACGTTCGAAGCGCACCTCGACCGGCTCGCTTTCGCCGATGTCCGCGTAGAAATACCCCCAGCGGAAGCCGGTGACGGCCATGTAATGCGTGACCTGAGCCATGTAGTAGGCGGGGGCGGTAAGCTCGCCATCGCCGTCGTGCCAGTCGGTGCGCCCACGGTTCGCGTTCGCGGTCTTGATCTCCAGCACGCCGAACGAATCCGATTCGGAGTCGTAGAGGAAACCGTCCAGCGAGGCGTGCATCAACGGATGCTCCTTGGACACGAGGCTGATGTCGGTGCCGTCGATGACCTGGTACTCCGGGTGCAGTTGGCGGAATCGGCGGCGCAGTTCGATCTCCAAGGCGTTGCCCTTGACGATCGCCCACTTGCCGCTGATGTCCTCCGGCTGCTGACGGCCCGTCTTCTCCAACCACAGCTCGTAAGGGGTCGAGTATTGGTTGAGGCCGAGGATCGTGCTCATGTCCGAGCCGCCGACGCCCAGTGCGCGGAACTTGCGCCACGCACTCTCACGATCCGTCTTCGTGCGCTGGCGGAAACGGTGCACGTCGAACAGTCCGGTCGCCTTCGCTGCCATGTCAACGGTCACTCGTTTCATTGCTGCTCCTTAGCTTCGATTTGCTGACATATTCCACTCGTGCACTCACCCTGCGCCGTTGCCTGTCGATGACGACCATGCCCGGCAACGGCATCACGTACAGGTACGGGTTGCCGGTCTGACTGTTCCGGTCGCTGATAAGATCCATAAACTCCACGATCAATTCGCCCGGCGTCATGCGCACGCCATCGTCCGTGATCGGACTCCACAGTTCCACCGTGTCCGTCATCCATATCCTCTCGTAGTCCGACGAGCCGTAGCCCGGCCTCGTGGACGCTCAGTCCGATGAGGCTCGCGAGGCTTTGCCGTGTGGGGTGCGCGGTAAGGATGTCAAGGTTTTTGAGCAGCTTCCCGGCGACCGCCAGCCACATGTCGTTAGGCAGATCAGTCATACAGGTATTGCTTGCGGGTGCGTTGGTTGCGCTGGTCAAAACGGTTCACCTCCTCGACGCGGAAGCCGAGCACCTGTCCCGTGTCCGGGTCCAATACCGGCACTGGCCCCCAGCCTCGGGTGAGCTTGTTCTGAATGGTCTTCTTCGCCCGCCCGTAGTGTTCGGCGAGCTGGGCCACACTCATGAGGTTCGGTGTTTCTACGCTCATGGGGTTATCCTTTCTATTGGAGATCCTTTCTTCGCCCCCGTGCCAGCGGGGGTTTTCTTTTTTTAACCTTTCGGTCGTGGACGGCCACGCATCGAAGCGTGATCCCGGTCTTTGCCGCGCACACCTGACCTACGCGATCTTGACTGGGGCAACCTGCGCCGCCCGTGGCATCGGCCCGAGAAGCAAACGGTGGTAACAAGGCCGACGCCGGTTCAAAAAACAGACACAGTATC